GAAGTAGAAATATCGGTAAATCACACTAATATTTTATTTGAGTTTGATTCATACCGGTTAGTCTGCCGTATGATTGAAGGCCGGTACCCTAACTATCGTGCCGTTATCCCTCAAAACCAGCCCAATCGTGCAGTATTAAAGAAAGCCAATATAGTTTCAGCTCTAAAGCGTGTATCTGTCTTCTGTGACAGCAACTCATCTCTGGTGGTACTCAAATTCGATCCCAACTCTCTTAAAATAGCAGCTCATGATTTAGACTTTTCTAAATCTGCAGAAGAAACGATCAGCCTGCAGTCAGGCTGTGATATTGAAATAGGTTTCAAGAGCAGTTTTTTGATAGAGATGGTAAACAGCATTCCTTCGGAAGATATTGCTATCACCATGAGCGATCCGTCGAAAGCCTCAATCTTTACCCGCTGCGATGAAGAAGTCCGTAGTCTTACTTATTTACTAATGCCTTTATCAATCAACTATTAATATGAAAAAACAAAATTCATTCAAACAGACCATTCAATCTTACTTGGATAAGCGGGCAAAGTCTGATGAACTGTTTGCTGTAGCCTATAGAAAGAAGAATAAGAGCATTGATGAGTGTCTTGCCTATATTATGGGCGAGGCTCTCAAAGAAAGTAGTACGATAAGTTCTGGAGTAAAAGGATGCGGGATGGATAATGACATAGTATTCGGAATGGCGGTCCATTACTACGATGAAGATGATATCAAAGTTAATAAGCAAACCAATTATAAGGTATCAGCTGTGAGTGTGAAAAAAGAAGCAGCTACAGAACTTCTGGAAACTAAAAAGCCTGCTTCCTCCCCTAATAAGCGTAAAGGGAAGAAAACAGAAATACCATTAGGGCAATTTTTATTATTTGAAGACCTATGAAACCGAAAACAGAGTTACAAAAGCAGATAGTCAAACTCAGCGGAAAACTCCCCGCATTGACTGAAAAACAAAGAAGATGGGGAATTATGAATGCGATGGACCATGTAGGACTGCGCCTAAAAAAAGGTCTGATAACCTGCACCCACTGTGGGAAAATCTTCTATGACCTCATGAAGTTGGAAGATGGAGAAATGGATATCTGTCCGAATTGTGGCACCCATCTGAAGATTGAGACCACCACCCGTAAATCATGCCGGGATAATGAATACTTTAATATCATCACCACCTGTCATGGCTTTCAGGTCTTTAGGTATTTCTATATCAGAAAAGAGTTCCATTCCGGAAAGGAGGCATCGTATTGTATAAGAGAAGTTGTCCAGAACTGGATGTCTGCCGATGGGAAATTCAAAACAATGGCCCTGCTTGCAAACATGCACTCGTATTATCGCGATGCATGGTGTCTTGGCACTGACCTTGAAATAAGAGCGAACGACAAAGAGGCTTATCACATCGGCTGTGATGCTTGTTATCCTGTACGCCGTTATCTGTCGGCATGGAAAAAATACGGATTCAAAGGAAAGGTGCATAGTATATACGCTCTTGACTTCTTCCGTTTGATCAGCACGGACAGTACTGCTGAAACCCTCCTGAAAGCCGGACAGTATGAATTGCTTAGGATGTTTTGCGCAGGCAAGGATTATGAGATAAAAAGAACATGGCCTACAATCAAAATCTGTATGCGTAACAACTATGTGGTAAAGGATACCTCCATGTGGTTTGACTACCTTGATCTCCTGGGAGATGAAGGCAAGGATCTCCGTAACGCTCACTATGTTTGTCCTGATAATCTGAATTCCGCTCATGACTTTTATATGGAAAGGAAACGCAGAAAAGAAGAAAAGGAACGTCGTCAGCGTGATATGAAACAAATGGAGGCACTGAAAAAATACGAGAAGGAGTATGAGAAGCTCAAATCGAGATTCTTTGATCTAAATATTTCTGATGGTAACATCATCATAGTCCCTTTAAAAAGTCTCGATGAGTTTAGACAGGAAGGTCAAATCATGCATCACTGCGTATTCACGAACAACTATTTCAGAAAAAAAGACTCTTTAATCCTCTCTGCCCGCATCGGTGAAAAACATATTGAAACCATCGAGGTGGATCTGAGTAAGTTTCAGGTAATCCAATCACGTGGTATATGCAACAAGGATACCGAGTATCATGGACGAATTATTGACCTCGTAAAAAAGAATATGAACTTAATACGTCAAAAGCTGACGGAATAAAAAAGATCTAAATATGGCAAGACCATTAAAACAGGGACTGGATTATTTTCCTTTAGATACAGATTTCTTATCTGATAGGAAAGTACGCAAGATAATAAATGCTTGTGGCCCAAATTCCGTCACTATACTAATTTGCCTGCTATGTAATATCTACAAGGATAAAGGGTATTACATCGTGTGGGACAAAGAAATGCCTTTTGATATTGCTGATATAGTCGGGGTATCCGAGGGCGCTGTAAGTGAAGTCGTGAAGAAGGCCCTACAAGTGGAATTATTCGATAACACCCTGTATAGAAAGTTCCATATTTTATCTTCCCGTGGTATTCAAAATAGATTTAAAAGCTGCACTTCAAAAAGGAAAGATGTTGAAATTATCCCTGATTTTTGGATTAATGACGTCAATAACTCGATTAATGACGTCAATAACTCAATAAATGTAGGTGATAATGAACAAAGTAAAGTAAATAAAAGAAAAAGTTCTCCCCCACATATACGCGTGGGAGAACTTTTTCCGGCGGATAGCTTCTTCGATAAGTCCTTAGATGATTGCTATGCTGAACTTAAATCAAATCAATCATGGGCGGAAACAGTAACGATGAATACTCGTTCTTCCGGCTACAATGACTTTACACTAGAAGCTTTTTACGAGTATTTGAAGCAGTTTTTCATGGAGCAACAGAATAAAGGCGAAACAGCGAAGTCTCCCAAAGATGCTATGTCCCATTTTGCTAGTTGGTTGAAAATTGAGCTTAAAAACAAGAAAGATGAACGGAGAACTAATAAAAACAGAATTGCAGGTAGTGCTAAGTCCGTCACAGATTGTCCAAAAGACAGCAATCAGAAAGGAACTAACGCCGATACAGCAGGCCTTACAAGCTGGATCGACAGCCTCTCAATTGGTCGCTGAATGGAGCGGTACAATCGCACAGTTGAACTGTAATGTCTCATTGTCAGATGTGGCTAATGCAGAGAATATACCCACTTTGGCAGACGTAAACAGGAGCTTTAGCAACTCAACATCGGTAGAGATCATTACCGAGCATTTGAAATCTGTGCTGAGATATGCCGGTGTTGAGTTGACTAATGCCCAGCTGGCAGAAACAGCCCTGTCGATACTATCTAGCTACTGGTACCTGAATTTAGCCGAGTTATGTATCTTCTTCTCCCAGCTAAAGAACGGTAGCCGCGGACAATTCGTCTGGGGATCGAAGATCAATAATCAAGCGATCATGGTAGCACTTGTTGAATTTTGTAAAGACAGGCGACGCGAAATTGAGCATAGAGAAAATGAACTTGTACGAAAAAAGGCTGAAACTGGCTATGCCCGTAATGAGAACTTGATTAAAGATATCGTAACGGGAGTTCAAAACACCAGAAAAGAACGAGAAAAAGCAAAACAGGACTTCAAGACCTTCTGTGAGCTATTTCCATATCTGCCTGATAAGTATGAGCCCATGGTACTTTGGAAAGCATGGGGAGGCAATAAAGAGGCTCTACGTAAGATTTACGGTGAAAGTATTCCTCCTCCAGATGTAGCCGAAATGGATATCGGGATGTATTTGTGTAATTATAACATTGCTAAAACTAAAGAAAATGAGAGTTAAAGTATTGACAGTAAAACAGCCGTGGGCCTCATTGATCGTTCACGGTATCAAAGATATTGAGAACCGGAGTTGGCAAACAAATTTTCGTGGACGTGTCCTTATTCATGCTTCCGGTTCCCATGGTAGAAAGTTTAGCGTTGACCTAACTGATGCACAGACAAAGGCGGCATTTGCTACAATAGCTAAAGAAGCTATGTTTGGAAATATGCCTTTTGGCTCCATCATCGGTAGTGTAGAGATTGTAGACTGTGTGCAAAATCATCCCTCAATATGGGCAGAGATAGGTGTTTATCACTGGGTACTCGCTAATCCCGTTCTCTTTGAAAAGCCAATTGAAAATGTAAGAGGAAAATTAGGATTATGGAACTATGACTGGGAGGAAACAATATGAAATACAAAGTTACAAGAGTTGAGTTAATAGATAGCATTTTAAACAAGTCCGTAGTTAACAGAGTACAAGATTTAACGGATGATATCGAAGAATATCGAAAAGAATTAAAAGAAGCACATAGATGTAAACGTGTGCTTTTGGTGTACGAAGAACTGCAAAAATAAAAGCGGCCGGCGTCATTTCGCCGACCACTCTCATAAGCACAAAGCTTATAGCTATTAGGAACAGCAAATATATAAAATCTTTGTGCTTATGGCAAGTAAAGCAGTAAATAATTACATAACAAAACGTTACGAACGCTGGCTTGATTACTCTTTGTATCATTGTGGGCTTGCCGGCATTCCTGATGAAGCGACAGATGTCTTGAATGAGGTTATTTGTTCGCTCCTTCAAAAGAAAAACAGGTTGCTAGACAAACTACTTGAAACAAGAAAAAATGGCTATACAGAGCTTGATTTCTTTGTTTTAAAGATGATAAAGCTGAATGCATCCTCTCCTACTTCACAGTATAGGAGTAGATACAAGCCCCTGCCTGTGGATGATAATGTAGATTATTCCAGGCTGGATATTGAAGATATCCCGGATGAATCAGAAGATAGAAATACTGAAATACTAAATAAACTGCATTTAGTAAGAGATACATTTGAAAGCCTAGATTTAGGTCCGGTAGCAGCTCGTGTTTTTGAGTTTCATTTCTTCCAAGACGGTAATTTTTCCGACTGGGAAGGTCCGGAGACATTGAAACAACTATATGAGATTTATAACGGAGTGCAGGAACTCATTAGAAAGAAAATTAATGGAAGTTCATTGTTCTAATTTGCAATATTATTACTTTTGGTAAAAAAATAACAAAGACATGACTACAGAAGAAAATATGATTCCAATAGAATCTTATCTTAAGGATTTTCAACAATATCTTGATGCAAATTCAAGATGTATATTATCTGCTAAATTTGGAAATGGGAAAAGCTATTTTGTCAGCAGGTTTATAAATGAATATTCTAGAGAATATTTATTTATTCCTATATATCCTGTAAAT